GTTAACTCATTATTACCATCTGATCCAAGATCAGTTGACCTTGCAGAAGCACTATCAATTAAGTCTACATAGTCTTCTTGCGTTGGTCTATCGCCAGTCTGAAATTTGGTTTTAACGTTTGGAATTGATACCTTTGCCATGCCACTATTATATCATTATATGTTAAAGAATATAGTTATTTATTCCAATAATTTGAAGACCAATGCCAGGAACATTTGCATACGCTGGGCCAATTCCTATGGTCGTAAATTTAACTCTAAATGGCAAAACCTCATTAATTTTTATTGCTCTTGCCTCATAAATTATTTTAGATATTGGATAGCCAACAGGACTTATTTTTTTTGCTTTATGGTTATCCGTATCAATTATGATAGCGGAAGCCATTATGACTCACTATTTGTTACGTCTTCAATAACCTTCATGGTTCCTCTGGCTACCGTCCAAACTCTACTTTCATCACTTAACTCAATATCAAAAATGTCACCAGTTTCCAATAGCACAGATTCATTTGCTGTAAGAGAAACTGTAAATTCTCCAGCACCATCTAATTCTGTTTGAACTGGTTCAAGTTCAACAATTAATTCTGCATCATCTGTAAAATCACCAGGCTTTGTGTTTGGACGTTTAATTTCCATTGCAATTGTCCAGTCAGGAATATTTAAGGGATCTTTATTGTCATCTGTTACATAAACACGAAATGAAGCGGTATCACCACGAACAACTGTCCATAATACATTTGGTGGTGTTAAACCAACGGAATAAGAACTTGCACCCTGACCTCTAAATGTTGCCATAACTAAATCATTATACCATTAACTAATAACAATATTATAAATATTTTTTATTTTTGTGCGGGTATTTGACTAAAAAGATCAAATAATGGTATAATTAATACATGCTACCTACTTGGTAGCATTTGTTCTCTAGGAGGTAATTTACAATGAGAGAATCTAATGCTTGGCTAGGGGTATTATCGTTAGTTATTTGCAGTACCGTTTTTGTGGGTACAGCAAAAGCAACAAACGAAAATAATTTACTAATTAAAGAGTCTGTCAAGTCTGCCACCCAACAGGTGGCTTTTTTGGTTTCTAAAGACAAAAAATTAGAAAAGTATGAAAATGCTCACAAGTTAACTGATGAGGAGTTAGTTGACATGTTGAGGCATGTAGGGTTTGAAGGAAAGGCTTTAAGAACTGCTTGTGCTATTGCTAAGGCAGAGTCAAATGGTCGTCCCTTTGCCTTTAATGGAAACAAAAAAACTGGAGATAATTCTTATGGCATATTTCAAATTAATATGCTTGGAGAACTTGGACCAAATCGTAGAGAAAAGTTTGAGTTAGATTCAAATGCTGAATTGTTGAATCCAGTAGTAAATGCACAAATTGCTCTACATATGACTAAGGGTGGAAAAGACTGGTCTGCTTGGAGTTCTATAAATGGAACACGATATCAGGAATGGTATAACAAGTATCCATGTAAATAAAAATAACAATTAAATAAAAATCCCCCTTGGCTTTATGCCTTGGGGGTATTTTTTTATATTTCTAGACAATCCCTTTAAAAAATATATTGTTTAATTATATTCTTTTTTTTGTCTAAATTGTTTTTTATAAGAATCAAAGATTTTACTTTTAAGCAAAAAGTACTGCTCCTTTTGTTCATAAAAATTTTTTTCATCTCCAAACTTCATTTCCCAGGTTTCTCTTTTAAAAGGAATAACTTGAGCAATAGGAGTGCCTGCAGGAATCATTCCTTCAAAATCAGGTCTGTTAAAAGTAAATGGAAAATTTACGGGATTAAAATAAGTATCTGTATCTACCACTCCTGGTAATATTGAAAATTCAGAAGGTCTATGAACTGGTGGTATAAATAAAGTTGAGTATCCTGGAGGAGTTTTAATTGCCCAGATGTTTATCCACTTGGGAAATGAGTACGGATAAAAATAAGTAGAAGGATAATCGCTTGGAACTTGTTCACGGTCATGCCATTGAAGAGGCAATTGCGACGGCCATTGAAATTGTTGCTCATTTTTTCCATCAACATTTTGTATAGACACTTTTACATCAACATAGGATTGAATTATATAGCCAGAACTAATAGCATCAAAAATTGGCATACATTTTTTAATTGTACCTTTAGTTACACCTTCTTCAGAAATAGGTACTTGTGAATCTTTATATCCTTCTGCATTTTTATACCACTCAGGAATACAATTTTTTGCAGGCATTGGGTTATAAATATCTGGAACTTCAAAATTAGTTTTTATAAAAGTAATATCCATACTTTTATTATACCCTATAGAGTCTTATATTAAAAATCTAGTTAAAAAATTAAAACTAGTTTGGTACTATCCAACTTAAAGAAGGCTCATCCCACACATATACTAGGGAATCAACAGTTATATCTCCTGATGGAATTGGATATGGGGTAGGTGGAATCCAAATACGATTTTCATCCAATATCCATGATGGGTATGGAGATGGTGCTGTAAATTGATTGCCATCCCAAGAGGCTCCGACTACGTCGTGATAAGGATTTTCTCCCCAAGGCACAATGCTATCTACGTCATGTTCGGTTTTAAATTGTTCTAATAGTTCTTCAGAAGGGTTATCAAAAAGAATATTATTTATAGCAATTGAATTTTTTATAAAAGCGTATGGTTGAATAGTCATCATTATCCCTTTACATAAACCTTAATTTGGGCTGCGCCACCAGAGCCACCGCCAACAAAGCCATAATTACTATTAAATGGAGAATAAATATTACCGCCACGGGCACCGCCACCGCCACCGCCTGAACTTCCAGCACCACTGTTACCAACGCCACCACCAAAAGTTCCACCAGCACCGCCTGCACCACCAGGTTTATTCCAAGAGTAGTAGTCGTCTCTGTAAGAACCATCTCCACCGCCTCCACCGCCTCCACCGCCCTGTAAGGTTTGTGCCATTCCTAATGTGTTGGTAGTAATGCTGCTAGAGTTTCCACCAGCATTTCCTGGTAATCCAGTTTTAGAACTAGGGTGACCGCCTGGGACTGTAGCATTGCCTCCACTTCCACCTGCAGCAGTGCCAACTACGTTTCCTGTATTAACAGATACGTTTCCTCCACTGGTAACGTTTGCAGCATTCATTACAGCAATACTTCCAAAAGAACTAGAACCGCCTGCGCCACCAATTGTTACTGAGTATTTTGTTCCTGGAGTTACTGTTATTTCATCAACAATAAACTTACCACCGCCACCGCCACCTGATGCACCTGTTATACTTTCTGAAACGTTAGCACCATTTGCGCCTGCGCCTTGTCCAACTAGCCCCATCTTTGTTATACCTGCTGGAACTTCAAATGTGCCTGATGAGTTAAATGTTTGAGAAAGAACGTATGAAGGTATAACGTGATTTACAGATGAAGAAGAAAAAGGACTATTTCCAGTTGTAGTTTCTGCTCTTACTGTAAATGAGTAAGCAGTTCCTGCTGTAAGTGCGTTTGCACTATAAGTGATGGGAGATGAGTTAGCACTGGCTTGTGCTCCACCTGGTGAAGCAGTGGCTGTATATGAAGTTGGAATTCCACCTTTATTTGAACTCGTAAATGCAATTGAAATTTGATTTCCGTTGTCAAATGGTGCCCCAATAGTTGGTGTATCTGGCACATCTGGAATTTTTGCTGTTCCTGCCGAAGCATCTTTAAATTTTGATCCTGATAGACCAGATGCGTTTGCTTTTGTAATCGCCATACTAATACACCTTTCTTAAATATTTAATTAACTAAGTTCTGAACCAAATGCTGAAAACGACATGTCTGCAGATGAAGCAAACACACGAATTAAATCACCTGCTGCAAGAGTAACTCCAAGCGTTAGCATGATAGAGTCTGATGCTCCTACTGTTGCTCCATAAACAATCCAGTGCTTTTGTGTTGTTGAAGCATCTGCTGCTGGACGTACCGCAATACGGTATGTTCCTGAAGTTCCTGCCTGATTGGCAATAGAAATTGTTGAGACTACCGCAGATGTTGAAGACGGAACTGTATAAAGAGTTGTCTCTGTTGTTGCTGCTGGTGCCGCTTGTGCTAAAACCTTATAGGTTGTTGGCATTTGTTATCCTCCCATTAATAAGAATACGTCTGGCAGTCCAGTTGAGTCTTGCCATGATGTTATTATACCATCTGTTTGTAACACTTGCCCAGATTTTCCTGCTTGTGCAGGAATAAAAGCAATCCAAGAAGATCCATTATAAAATTGAAGTTGATTTATTACGTTTCCGCTACCGTCTTGTCTTATCAAACATATTGATCCTGCAACTGGAGAAGTAATTGATGCATCCCTTGCTGCTGGATTAAGATAATTGTTAATACCCTTTTTGCTAACAAGGTGGTCTTCTATTGTTACTGAAGATAAATGAGTGTGTGGTCCAGCCCATTCAAAAGTTCCAGATGTATCTGTTTTTCCAGATAGTTCGTACCAAGTGTCATCTGCTGCATTATAAATATATCCTGGTTTTCCATCGTAATTAAATGAGGTTGGCATTAAATCACCTGATCAAAACTACTAGTATCTCCATTGTAAACGTATACTTCAATTGGACTTGTTCCCTTTTTAATCCAAATTACACCATTTGCCAAGCCAGTTGTTGGTTGTGTTACTGTATAAAGTGATGTTGCTGATAAATATCCAACTGGAGCAGATGCATCTTTATCTACCCAAATATAACCATTTGGTATTGTGGCAGAAAATGCTGAAAAATTTGCTGCTACTGGTGCAGAGTTTTGTGCTGAAGATATAAGAGTTTTGTGCTGAAGATATATTTCTTGCTGCTAGTTCTAAAGCAACTTGATCATCTATCTGTTCTTGCAAATCATTAATTGTATGTGCAATTGAAGGAACTAAAAGTTGTGTTGGATCAGTTTCTGATGTATCAAAATCATATGATCCATAATGATATGCTTTTAATGCATCTTGAATATTAGCATCATCAACTAATGCTGGAATTTTGGTTGGTACTAAATTTCCTATATTTTCTACAGCCATTGGGTCACCTCTTTAAAGATTATACCATTTTTATATCAAACTATAGATATAAACAGGTGTACCGTCTTACTTCCAGTGAGTGCTGACCAACTACCTGCACTATATTGAACTGCATCAAAATTTATTACTAGGTTTGTTCCAGCCCCTGCTAAAGCAGGAATTTCCATGGAGGCTGCAATTGGGTTTGCTCCTTCAATTTGAAATTGAACATTAAAATTTGAAGCAGTAAGTGGTGAGCCAGTTACGGTTACTATATTTGATATTGGAATAGTTGTTGATGCAGATCCAGATGTAAATGAAATAGTTTCTATAGCAGAATAAATTGCTGGACTTATGTTTAAAACTTCTATCCAAGTATTTCCTCCAGGTTGAGAAACATACTGATACATGTATCCGTAGTTTGCTCCAGGGTCAGTTTGTATGTATATGTCATTTAATATTAATGTCGTTCCTAGCAATACTCCACTAGATGTTTGTGCATTTGGCTCACCTGAACCAACAATAATTTTGCTACCACGAGTTCCTTGCGGACCAATATCTACTAAAACATCAACTGAGTCTGGTGGTCCTAAAACAACAACATCTTCAGTATTAAGTAATACATCTACCATTATGACTCATCTGCTCCAGTAATATCATCTGTTACTGTAATAGTTCCAGTGAGCACTGTATAAATTTCAGATGCGCTAGCGTCTATTTGAACATCATAAACATATGTTCCAGCAGCAAGATCTCTTCCTACTCCAGGAAGAATTGTACAAGTAATTGTATCTGCAGAGCCATCAACTACTGCTTGTGCTTCATACTGTGTTTGACCTTCGCCCCTTGCGGTAGCAATAAAAAAATCTGCGCTAAAACCTGTTAAATCAAAAGCGTCACCATTTGCTGTTTTTGGACGTACCACAAATTCAGCGGTGTCACCACGGTAGTAATTAAAATTATAAGAACCTGGAAATGCCATTATTCCTCCTAGAACATTATACCATTATGATACTGCTATATATATACCTTTTAAAATAAAAGATCCTTCATTATCTGTTCTGATTTGAGGGACGCCTCCATAGTTTTTTATCTTATCGCTACTTATAAAAATGGTTTGAGAATAAGACAGGTCATACTGATACTGGTATTTTAATAATCCCACACAACCTATTGGAGATAACTCTTCATCTCGTAAAAGAGTCCTAATCCAAACCTCTGTATTGTTTGAATATGTCTCTAAAGAAAAGTCATACCTAATTTCTACTTTTGCTCCTACTTTAAGTGTTTTTAAGTTAATATTTTTTGCTACCTGATTTATTAAAGAAACTGATTTATTTGGAAGATAGGTTTCAATGGTTTGAACTTCATCTATATCTAAGAAAAAAGAAACCCAGCCATCATCTCCTCTCTCTGGGCCGACTTTGTGAATTCCTGTATCTTTTCCTTTATAATATGCCCAGCCAGGATATTGTCCAGATGGGCTATCGTATCCTTCTGCGCCTTTACCTGGATCGCCTTTTTCGCCCTTTGGGCCTTGTGGTCCTTGTGGACCTTTATCACCCCTATCGCCTTTTAATCCTTGTAAACCTTGTGGGCCTTGCGGACCTATCTCGCCTTTTTCTCCTTGAATTCCAGGGACAGCGATATATTCAACAGATTTAGTCTGCTCTACAGTGTCTGTATATTTTTTCTTTTTATTAGGAAAATCCATGCTAGTAGCCATGATTTTCCCATTACTTTATTTTTGTCTTAAAAACCTTTTTGCCAATTTTGACAATTGGTGGAATATTTGAGTTAGGGGTAGAAACCCTTACAACTGGCATTATAAACTTCCTATTGGAGTAATATTTCCAAGGACACATATTGTTCCAACTACTGGTGTCCAAACTGTATCTTCTTCTCCGCTACCGCCAGGAATTGTTAC